AAGAACAATGGCTCTTTGAACATTTACTTTAAAAAGCTGTCAAGTGTGCTGGGGTCTTTGTTTGGACCAAGGGGTGGTAAGTTTATGAATGCCCCCCATGGGGCATTTCAAGACTCGACCGACCAGGTGGCGGCCAACACGACCACGGCCTATGCGGTCACATTCAACACCACAGACTTTTCCAATGGCGTGACAATGGCCAGTGGGTCCAGAATCACTGTGGCCGATGCCGGAATCTGGAACTTGCAGTTTTCCATTCAGTTTACAAACACGACAAATGCTTCTCAGGATGTGGATGTCTGGTTTCGGGTCAATGGCACAAATGTGGCCAACTCAAACAGCCGATTTGGCTTTGCACCCAGAAAGGGTGCTGGGGACCCGTATCACACCATTGCTGCCATCAATTACTTTGTGAGCTTAAATGCGACTGACTATGTTGAGATAATGTGGAGACCAACCGATGTGGGGGTCAAGATTGAGCAATACCCTGCCGGAACAAGCCCCACACGGCCAGCAGTCCCATCAGCCATTGTCACAATGAGCTTTGTCTCAAACATTAAATAAGCACTGCCATGTACATACCAATCAAATTACCACCAGGCATTTACAGAAACGGCACTGAGTACCAGGCAGCAGGCCGGTGGTATGACGCAAATCTGGTGCGCTGGTACGAGAACACTTTGCGCCCCATGGGTGGCTGGAGAAAACGCGCCACTGGCCAGATGTCTGGTCTGTGCCGAGGGTTTATTACTTGGCGCGATAACAGTGCCAACCGATTCATTGCAGCCGGTACGCATACCAAACTGTATGCGATGAATGAGGCTGGGACACTCAAAGAAATCACGCCAACTGGCTTTACAGCTGGCATTGCTGATGCGGTATCAAAGACTGGCTATGGCTACGGCACTTATGGCTCATTGGCCTATGGCACGGCACGGCCAGACACTGGAACAATTACCCCAGCCACCACATGGTCCATGGACACTTGGGGCGAGTATTTGGTGGCTTGTTCCAATGCCGATGGCAAGCTCTATGAGTGGCAATTAGGCTTTACAACGCCAACCCTTGCAGCGGCCATTACCAATGCGCCTACTGGCAATAAAGCATTACTGGTCACGCAAGAGCGCATTCTGTTTGCCCTTGGCGCTGGTGGTAATCCACGCAAGGTGCAATGGTGCGACCAAGAGAACAATACCCAGTGGACACCGGCAGGCGACAATCTGGCTGGTGACTATGAACTGGCCACGCCTGGCACATTGATCGCTGGCAAGCGGGTCAAAGGTGTCAATCTACTGTTTACAGATGTGGATGTCCACACGGCCCAGTATGTTGGCGCGCCATTTGTCTATGGCTTTGAGAAGGCCGGATCAGGCTGCGGTCTCATTTCAGCCCAAGCAGTGGCGGCCATTGATACGGCAGCCATTTGGATGAGTAAGGCTGGCTTCTGGATATATGACGGCTACGTCAAGCCATTGCCAAGTGATGTGTCTGACTATGTCTTTGACAATCTGAACTTTAACCAGGCATCCAAGGTTTACGCGGTCCACAATAGCAAATATGGCGAAATCTGGTGGTATTACCCAAGCAGTGGAAGCACAGAAAACGACAGTTATGTCACTTTCAACTATCGCGAAAACCACTGGAACATAGGATTATTGGCCAGAACTGCTGGCGCTGATTCTGGGGTTTTTGCCAATCCTTTGATGGTTTCAACTGATGGCTTTATCTATGAGCATGAAGTCGGGTTTGCCTATGACAGCGCCAGCCTTTATGCCGAGTCTGGCCCAGTCCAACTGGGCAATGGCGACAACATCATGTCTGTGCGTCAAGTCATTCCAGACGAGCAGACTCTGGGTGAGGCGGTGGTTTCATTTAAAACCCGAAATTACCCGACAGGCACACAATCCACATTTGGACCATATACGGCAGCCAACCCGACTTCAGTCCGGTTCTCTGGCCGACAAGTCAATGTGAAGGTGACTGGCAACACTTTGGCCGACTGGCGCATTGGGGTGATGAGGCTTGAGGCCATCCCGTCTGGCAAGCGATGAGCGACCAAGAACATTTGGACAGGCTGCGCCACCATGTGGAGGCTGCTTTAGAATACAGTGGAGGCACACACAATTTTGACGATGTCGCTGAGATGGTCGAGGATCACAGATTACAACTGTGGCCAGCCAAAGACTCGGTGGTATTGACAGAGATCATTGTCTATCCCAGGCTAAAGAATTTGCATTATTTTCTGGCTGGTGGCGACCTAGATGAACTCTCACGGATGCGACCATTGATCGAATCCTGGGGCAAGTCTGTCGGCTGCACCAGGGTGACTTTGGCAGGCCGAAGAGGCTGGGCAAAGACATTTTTAAAAGACGAAGGTTACAGCCCACAATGGTCTGTAATGGCAAAGGAACTTTAGGGGATATATATGGCAACTGCAAAGTACACGCAAGAACAAGTCAATGCTGCTTTAGCAGCAGAATTAGCTGCACGGCCTAATACTCCACAAGCCGATCTGACTGCCTATGCCAAAGCCACTTATGGTTTGACTGATGCACAACTGAATGCTGCATACGACACGATTCCAGGCTTTAATGCCAAAGGCCAGTGGGACCAAGCAGATTACATTGCCAACTCAGTGCCTGGTAGAACTGACCCACAAATGGTGGTGGATGCGGCCAATGCGGCAAATCCATACTCTGCCCAGAACATGGCCAAAGTGGATACAACTAGACCAGGGCAATATGTTACTGACCCTACTACTGGCAGGCCAGTGGCACTGTCTGCATACTCTCCTGGCTTTGACATTAACAATCCAACGGCATTAACTTATATAGGCGAATTGATTTCAAAAGGTGGGCAAGATTCCACATCACAAGCATTCAATGCAATTGCAACGCCAGCACAAAAAGCTCAAGCGGCTCAGTTATGGGCCGCAGAAAAAGCAAGATTAGATGCGCCTGCTGCACAGCAAGGCTTGCTAAATACTGCTGGCCAAACAACGCAAGCAGGGCAAGCAACTAAAACGTATACGCCTGCTGAAACTGCGCTTTATAACGCATATCGTTCTGGCGATATTGCCGGTGCTAATCGTGCCATTCAAGAGGGCAAATTAACTGCTGGGGATATGCAAGCCAAATTTGGTTTGACTAATGACGAAATGTCATGGATGACCAACAATGCAGGGGTCAAGTTTTATACCCCGACAACGGCAGTGACCACTAATGTTACTGGTGGCACTACTGGCGTGACAACTGGTCTTACTGGTGGCACTACTGTCGGTGGGAAAACATACACCCAAGCTGAGACCGACTTATACAACGCATATAGAGCAGGCAACATTGCAGAATTTAATCGTTTGGCAGCGGCCAATAAATTGACTGCTGGGGATATGCAATCCAAATTTGGATTGACTCAAGGCGAGATGAATTGGATCACAAACAATGCTGGTGGTAAGTTTTACTCACCAACTGACACAACTGTCACCAATACTGGCGGCCTTGGTGGTTTGGGTGGAATTGCACAGAACTTTGCAAATTACCAATCCATCCCCATTGGCGCTCAATACAACCCCAATGTGGTCGGTGGCACTGGCTCTCCATATTCACAGATCATGGGCCAGATGCGCCCATTCCAAAACCCTTATGCTAGCCTGCCTGTTAATACGCCAATGGGTGGTTATGACCCAGGACTGTATAACCGGATTGCAGAGGCTAATATTGCCAAAACAATTGCGGCAAATGCTGGCACTACATTGGCCGACTATTACAGTGGTGGCGGTGATGGTGGTGATGGCGGTGGCGGTGGCGGTGATGGTGGAGGAACTGGCGCTGGCGCTGGAACTGGCAATGCCATGGCCAAAGGTGGCTATGTCCATGGTGGCTTGATGTTTGGGGCAAATCCTCCTGGTCCAGATGATGGCGCTGTCAATCTTGACATTGGCGAATATGTGATTAAGAAGTCTTCAGTCGATAAATACGGCAAGGGACTTCTGGACATGATCAATGAAGGCAAAGTGCCTGCCAAGAAAATGAAATCTTTACTGGGATAAGGTGGCAATATGTCAAAAGGTGGAACAACTACATCAACAAGCTCCATTGATCCACAGATCAAAGAAGCATTCTTGGCCAACTTTCAGCAGGCCCAAGGGGTCGCTGGTGCATTGCCGGTCCAGCAGTTTGCTGGGTACAACCCAATGTATCAGGCAGGCGAGGAGGCTCTGGTTAACACGGCCCTTGCTGGCCCAGGCATATCTGGCACAGACTTGGCAGCTCAAATGGCGGCTTATGGCGGTGTCTATCAGCCTGCACAGATTTCAGCGCAGCAGACTAATTTGGGCATGACTGGACCAGGCTCTATTGGCTCATACATGAATCCTTACACAAGCGAAGTGCGCACCAACGCATTGGCTGATTTGGAATCTGCAAGACGCGCTGCCATTCAGCAAACTGGTGAACGTGCCACACAAGCCCGTGCATTTGGTGGATCACGCCAAGGTGTGGCCGAGGCTTTGACCAATGCAGGCTTTGCCAAGCAGGCCGGTACTCTTGGCACAACATTAAACGAGCAGGCATTTAACCAGGCTATGGCTATGCAGCAGGCAGACATTGGCCGCAGATCAGCAGCCGACATTGCCAATCAGCAAGCAGGCTTGCAAGGTGCGCAATTGCGACTAGGTGGTGCAAGCCAGCTAGGTAATTTGGCTGCACAACAACAAGCATTGCGTCTTGGTGGCGCTCAAGCGGTCATGGGCGCTGGCGGTCAACGTCAGGCTTTGGAGCAGCAACAAATGGATGCAATGCGAAACATTGGCCTCCAGCGTCTTGGCGTGGTCCAGTCTTCACTGGGTGCGCAGCCTGCCAACCTTGGCCAAGTGGCCACAACTCCATACACCCAGAATGTGGGTGCTGGACTGCTTGGCGGTGCATTGGCTGGTTCGCAATTGGCTGGCGCTGCTGGTTTGACAGCAGGCACTGGCGCTGGACTTGGTGCATTGCTCAGTTTGATCTAATATGCCAAACAACCCAACACCAGAGCCACAACGCTACGCTGATGCGCAGCTCATGGCTTTGCTTGATCCCTCAAGCAAGCGTGACACCATCCTGATCACGCCTGGATCACCGATGCCGTCTCGCATCCCTGATGGGCTGACAGTGGCTGAGACAAGCCGAGGCATTGTGATCACCAGTGACCCAGCAAAGGTCAGGATCATTGACCAAGGGTCTGAGAAAGATGTGGGCATGGCGCTCTTTGGCTATGCATACGATCAGGCCAAGGGCTTTGACAATGTGGCGGTGGCCATGGATCGAGCTGGAACACCGGTGGCAGAGCTGGCCATCAAGCCTGGTCAAGAAAGACGGGCCATGAGGGCTGCATCTTTACTTGCACCAGATACTGGATCAACTAACATGATGAGCAGAGGCGATGTGGTCAATACACGCCTTAGAGGTTTATTGGATTAAGGTGGAAATATGGCTACTCAATTTGATTTTGCAAGTTTAGGTAATTTGTTTGGCGGTGGTGGCGGCGTGCCAACCGGCCTTGATGCATTGCTGACAGAAGACCAACGCAAACTGCTTGGCCGCAATGCTGCACTGTCAGCAGCCGGTGCACTCTTGCAGGCCAGTGGCCGAAGTGCAGTGCCAATCAGTATGGGCCAAGCATTTGGTGCGGCTTTGCAGGCAGGCCAGCAAGGCTATCAGCAAGCTAGGACTAGCTCTTTCCAAGATTTGCTTTTGGGTGAAAAGCTCAAAGAGTCACAGGCAGAACGTGCGCGTCAAACGGCATACACCAATTTGTTTTCTAATGCCCCGACTGGTGGTCTGACACCAGCGCAAGCTAGTCTTGCAGCACCAGTTGAAACTGCTGGCCGAGTCGGCCCAACGCCTGATCGGGCTGCATTGATGAGTGCTGCACCAGCACAACAACAAGGTGGCCCATTTTCGTTCTTGAATCAAACGCAACGTGCGCTATTGTCTGGAATGAAGCCAGAGCAGGGTTTGCCTGAGATTTTGAAGATGTCTCAAGCTGCTGAAGAATATGGCCCTCCAACTCCCGTGGTGATGAATGGCAAGACTGTTATGGTCCAGTACAACAAGCAAGGCCAACCACGCATTGCACAAGGTGCTATGCCATACGAGGCTCAGTCTCCTGACATTCGTGCGGTGGAGTACATAAGTGGTCAGCCATTGGCTGGAACTGGACAAGCAGGCA